TATTACGGGTCATTCACTCGGAGCATCTATGGCTACTATCGTAGCAGCTAGATTAGATAATGCTAACTTTAAAATTGATGGGTTGTATACATATGGTTCACCAAGAGTAGGTAATGAGTCCTTTAAGAATAGTTTAGATATTACCCATTATCGGTTTGTTAATAATTCAGATGACGTAACCAAGATGCCATTTTATCATTGGGGATATAGACATCATGGTGAATTACGATATATCAATTCCAAGGGTGTAGTTGTACTCGGTACTAATGTGTGGCGTAGAGCTTGGGATAGATTGAAAGGTAGGTGGGATGGCTTTAAGAACAAGGATTACTTCGATGGATTGTCAGACCATAGTATCACAGGATACGCAGATAACTTACTTGAGTATGTCGAGGTTTAAGGATTTCATAACAGCCGGTATTCATTTATTTAAGAGTCAAATACTTTCAAAAATTACTTGACTTTATCAAAAATTATTCGTATATTAAGAAAATTAAATAAATCATAAAATAGGAGTTATAATGGCTAAAAAAAAGAAAAAGGATATTCCTTTTCACATCGCCCACAATTACAAACAATGGACTTCAGATCAAGGATACTCATTTTGGGCACGAGATGAAGAAGATGCTGAACTATATGTTCAGAGAGTTGGTGGCAATCTTGGTAAAATAAAAGAGGTGGTATCTAAATGATAATGTTTACTATTATGTTTGTTGGGTGTTTGGTTTTTGGGTATCTCATAGATGTAGAAGCCAAACGAATACAGAGGAAGAAATCTGGTGAGTAAATATTACTACGAGAGGAGTAGTATACTTGAATCTAAAATCAATATAACTTACCACGAGTTATTCTGTAAATCTGATGAAGAGTTGGATGATTGGATTGAAGAAGTAAGACAATATATAATTGAAGAATGGGATGAACGCGGGATTCCACCAATGGTTGGTCAATCTATTGCTGACATAACAAATGGTTTCAGGAAACTACGAGAGTATGACATTCATGGTTTCATTGAGAAAGATGATGATGGTAATGCTAATGTGATTAAGAACTTTAATAAGTTTGCCAATGGAGTCAATCAGTTCTTTCCTACCATGTTGAAAACCCGTATTGGTGACGTTGGTGATGTTGGACTTAATTCTATCTATGATAGAATCAAAGAGGATGTTAATAAGGATTTATTCTACAAGGCTATGCGAAGGGGTGTACGTAGAGATTCTATGTATAGTTTCAGTAAGTCTCTTTCATTAGATAGGAAAGAAAACGAACAGGGGAAAAAGATATATTGGGATGGTGAAAATGCTTTAGAGTGGTTACAATATTATAAAGACAATCCATTAAAATTCAGTAAGTTTAGAATATGGATATCAAAGTCACATCAATCTAAGTACTTTAAACAATATGTAACGATTACGGCTGATGAAATACGACAAGCATATAAAGATGGATTAATTACTGATGGGATGTTGATTAATGTTTGGTGTCCTACTTTGAAAAAGAAATTATCTGTTGATGAATTAACTGATACGGTTTATACCAAAAGTGGTACTAAAAAAGATAATGTCTTTATGATTAGATATTATCATATTGAAAAGAAATTATACCCATCGGCTTTTCAGATATTCAGATTGAGTTTGAACTCACAACCGGCAGTTAACTTTCCACCACTTACTGCTAGACTTTTGTATGAGAAATATACAAATCATATTGAACAGGAAGACCGATTAAATATTTATGATCCAAGTGCTGGTTGGGGTGGTAGGATACTTGGTGCTATGTCATCCAAGAAGAACATACACTACATTGGTACTGATCCTAATACCGATAACTATATAGATGAGTTAGGTAAATCAAGATACGAGTATGTGGCTGACTTCTTTAACAATGAGGCATTAGAGACTAATCCATTTTGGGAAGAGAAGAAAAATACATATCATGTTTTTCAGGAAGGTTCAGAACACATTGGTGATCATCCTGATTTCCAACAATACAAAGGTAAGTTAGATATGGTGTTTACTTCACCACCTTATTTTGATAGAGAACAATATAGTGAGGATGAAGAACAATCATTTAAGGCTTATCCGATGTATAGTGATTGGAGAGATAACTTCTTAAAACCAACATTAACAAATGCTTATGAGAGTTTAAAGGGTGATAGATATCTGTTGTGGAATATTGCTGACATCAAGATAGGTAAGACTACTTTTCATTCGTTGGAACAAGATAGTATAGACATCATTGAATCGCTTGGTGGTGAATATAAAGGTAAGTTAAAGATGTTGATGGCATCTATGATTGGTGTAGACCAAAGTAATGTGAAGAATTGTGTTTCTGTTGGTGGGATATTAAGTAAGTACGAACCTATTTTTATATTTTATAAGAAGTGAACGGTTTACAATATTTAGATTATGGTTTAGATACCATTGATTATACTACAAATCTGCCAAGTCCAGCAATTAAAGAATATGATGGGGTGAAAGTGGTTCGTGATGATTTGATAGATGGGGGAACTAAACGTAGAGCATTTTATGTTTATATAAAATCCAAATCAGATATAGAAGAGTTTGTCTATGCTTCACCAAGACAAGGTTATGCTCAATTATCTCTGGCTTATGCTTGTAAAGACTTAGGAAGAACGTGTACCGTAACTGTACCAAAAGGTAAGAGATATTGGTTAACTAATAAAGCAGAAGAATTAGGTTGTAATATAATTGAAGTTCCGATGGGGTTTTTGACTAACATACAGGCAAAGGCTAAAAAGTATTGTTTAGATAATGAAGCACATCTGATTCCATTTGGTGGTGACCATCCTATCATAATTAATGCTATGACACAAACTGCCCTAAGTCTTGATGTAAATCCAAAAGAAGTATGGACCGTAATGAGTAGTGGAGTATTAAGTAGAGGACTACAAGCGGCTTGGCCTGACGCTAGGGTTTATGGTGTGAGAATTGGTCATAATACCACAGCTAGAGAACAAGGTAGAGCCGAGACATTTAAATCAAAATATAAATTTCAACAAGAATGTAAAGAATTAGAAAGACCACCATTTCCAAGTTCATTGACTTACGATAGTAAGGCTTGGACTTTCATTAAAGAACACGCGAGTGATAATGCTTTATTTTGGAACGTAGGGAGATAATATGAAACAAACAGGCTTGAATAGAGAAATGCTAGCTCGTCTTTTAGGAGATGGTGTTGATTTATTTAGTAAACCAAAACCTGATAAGGGAACTGGCAAACCAACTCGTATGAAGAGAATATTGGTTTGGCCAAACATCACATTTGATATTGAAAGATTAGAACAAGACTCTTATGTTCAAACCATACATAAAATGATTAATGGATTGAATCAAGTCAGAGGTGATTTATGGTGGGAGTTGGTATTGCCTTTGACAACAAAGGACTTTACATTATTTAATGATATTGATAATGTTGATGTAGTTCAAGTAAAATGGCCACAAAATACTATAACTACACGTGGTCATTTTGATAAGTTTTCTCTGAACACATCTTTCGTTAAAAAGGACGTGGATAAAGAAGGAAAACTAGCATCAGCACATAGTGGTATTGAATATCAAATAAAAAGAGAGCGAAATACTACCATTGGTAAAACACAAGATACTGATTTTAATATTCATTGGAAGTATTATGAAGATGAGGTTAATTGGAACTTTAAAGATATTGATTTGATATTTAGTCATTTGCCAGAAACCACTTGGAATTTAGTTAATTATCTCGGCAATGAATGGCATCATCTACCTCCTGTGTTAGGTTATTGTCATTGGTTTGATGTTAAAGAGGTTTGTAATTGGAGATATCCAGCTTTTATCAGAGAGTGTGAGGGTATATCTTTAATGGAAAAATGCTATGTAAATACAGAATCACAAAAGAAATTGGTATTGAAAAATGCTAAAAAACATTTTAGTGATTCCTTTATAAAAGAATTGGATAATAAGATTGAATCTTATCACTTACCAGTTACAGAAGAACACATCATAGATAAGTTAGAGAAACCATTTATGGATGCTGATGGAAAACAGATAATAGTGTTTAATCATAGGACTAAAACTTATAAGGATTTTAAGAACTTTATATTGAAAGTCTGTGAACCTTTATACAAGAAAAGACAAGACTTTAAAGTTTGGATACCATTGTTGGATTTAGCACAGATGAAAGAGATAGGAGATAAGACTTGGCAAGAAAGGTTGGTTGAAAACGGTGGGTATATAGATAAGAAAAATTATGCTAAAATGCCAGAATATAAAAATGCTAAACCAGAATTACTAACGAAGTTATATCACCAAAGGCTTTCAACTTGTAAAGTTGGATACTCACCACCACAAAAATATAATGGTTGGTCGGTTGCTACAACTGATGGTATGATGAGGGGTTGTCCTTTTGTTATGTTTGATGCTGATTATTACCATGAGTTAAATCCTACTGCTGATTATTTTACAAGTTATGACCATGCTATTAAATTATTAGAAAAGTATTTAGATGATGATGAATATAAAGATAAGAAAGCACAAGAGTCTTTAGATTATGTAAACAAACATCTAAGTTGGAATCCTGAAGAGAAAGCTATTAAAATATTGTCTAAAGATATTGACAAGGTAATTAAATCTGCTCCAAGTGCTAATCCTAATGGTGAGGGTATGAAGAAGGTATTGAAAGATTTAAAAGAAGCTGGTAGTATGACCAAGAGAGAATTAATATCTCAGAGATGGGGTTCTGGTATTAAGTTCACGCCCTATCGTAGAGCATTGATGGAACATCCAAACGTGATGGACTCACATCAAAGAATATCAACTTATACTTGGGTTGAAGAAAAAGATAAAAAATAATGCTTGTTTATTTACTTAAAAAGTGTTATACTATATCTATTAAATAAATTATAAAATATTAATTAGGAACGTTAAAATGAAAATAATAGATGATATGTTAAAAAAGATAGAAGGTGAATCAGCTAAGACCTGTAGAGTCTTAGTCAACAAAATACTTCAAACACGTCTGGCTGATCCAAAAGGTAATTCATTTTCAAGAATCTTATCCATTCGAGAATACAATGAAGAATTTAGTAATGGGATTTATACTGCCAAAGTAGAATACCAAAGACAATACTGTTATGTAGATGTCAAGGGTAGTAATGGACATCCTTGGCAAAGGGAGTTGATGGCTTCTTTAATCACATTTCAATCATTGGATTATATTTGGATTAACGAAGTGGAGATGTTGTTTGATGGTCAAACAAGAGCTGCAGCTCTTGAGAAACATATAATTGATGGTGGACAGAGAAGTAGAACCATACGTGCGTGGTTCACGAATTGTATTCGACTCCCAAAAGGTTTAGTTTATACTCATAATGGTCAAAAACTAGAATTAGGTGGTAAAAATTGGAGTGATGTCAAGAGTTTTTATCCAGAATTTTCTGAATTCTGGTTGGATAACTACCATTTAGATTTTAAAGTATTTAACAATTACACTAACGATCAATGTTCGGTGATTTTTAACAAACTAAATGATGTAAACTCAATGTCCAAACCAGAGTTTCGTAACTCAATTTGGTCGGATATGGCTACTTTTGTCAGAGGGTTATCGGATTTTGAGAACAAAGATGGAATTTCACTAAAAATGGTTACTGGTAGACAAATTGAAAAGGTCAAAGGAACATTTAGAGGAATTAGACATAGTATCGGATTTAAGAAAAGAGGTTTTGATGACTTCGTGACTAAAATCAGTTACCTAACCATCAATCCATTAACGTCAACAGGTAATAAGGTATTAGAAGAGTGGTACAGATTAGAAAGAAAAGGAAAAGGTCAATTTAAGAAGTTCAAGAAGAAAATTAAAGAAAACTTGAAGTGGGTTAATGACCTGGTTTTGTCTGAAAAAGATGACACTCCTAGAAATCAACTTTTAGGAGCAAATGACCTACAATTCTTGTTTCACATAAAAACCTATTTAGAGAAGAGTTTTGAATTCAAAATTACCAATCATTACGAGTTGATTAATTTTTGGAGAAGAACCAGAAGTATCTTAGCCTCTGATGGTAGGAAAAAAGCTGAACATAAACAATTCATATTTAAGGATTACAATGGTGAGATACACCCATTTAGTGTCTGTTTCAAATCATTGTCATCTGGTAGAGATGAGGAAATAGAAGAGTGGGCATCTACTTTAGGTGATTACTTTGAAGAAGAGTATCGTGAATATCAATCAAATCCTGATGAAAATCTTGAGGTTGGTTTTAAACTACTAGACAAGAGTAGGTCAATTAAGAAAGATGTGAAAGAACAAGTATTAGTGGATCAAGAGTTTAAGTGTGAATATTATGATTGGTGTGGTAACACCGTAACGATGTCTTCACCAGGTGACCATAGTGAAACATCACATACCGATGGTGGTAGTAGTTCGGATGTAGATAATTGTGATATGACTTGTGAAGATTGTAATAGTGAAAAAGGTACAATACCAAAGAAGTATTATCAATTAATAGTAAATCAAATGATTAAAGATAGGGATACAAAATGACAAAAGAATTAACACCAGAACAAATCCAAGAGAATTGGGAAAAATTAATTCAAATCATAAAAGATACATTTGAAGAAGGAAGTGAACGAAGAGAAAAACTCCTTAATATGTATCATTACTTTGAAGAACGAATGTGTATGGCACCAGCCAGTGGTAAAGAACACTTCCATAATGCTCACGCTGGTGGGTATGTGGAACACGTTATTCACGTAACTACATCAGCATTGAAGATAAAAGATGTATGGGAACAGAGTGGAGCTACTATTAATTTCACGGATGAAGAATTGATATTTGCTGCTCTACATCATGACTTGGGTAAGGTTGGTGATTTAGCTGATGATTACTACACACCAAATGATTCCGACTGGCATCGGAAAAATCAAGGATTAATTTATAAACATAATCCTAACTTACAGTTCATGACCGTAACTGATAGGGCTTTGTTTTTACTTCAACACTTTGGAATCGTACTGTCAGACAATGAGTACATTGGGTTAAGATTGACAGACGGATTGTATGAAGAAGCAAACAAGAGTTACTACATAGGTTATAGTCCTGATAGAGCATTGAGAAGTAATATTGCTTACATACTTCATCAGGCCGATATGATGGCAACCCATATCGAGTATGACTTTTGGAAACGTGGTGATTATGCTATCAAAGAAGTAAAGAAAGAAGAAGTCAAGGTCAAGACCGAACAATCAAATGCTGCTAATCAGGCATTCAAGGAGTTATTCGGGGAATAATGTATTTACCGTATTTCAATAAGTTCCTATATCAAGTTCCATATCTTCACATTAACGAAGAAGAATGGACTTACATCAAAGAGACATTCGAGAAAGATGATGTAAGGGAAAGTCTGGCAAAAGTCGCCATGACTTATCCACCGCCATATCAAGAGATAAGTCAAAATGATTGTAGAAAGGATTTCAATAATCTGAAAAAGACTTGGGTTCATGATTTACTAAAAGAAGGTGAGTGGTTTGCTCGTACTGAAACATCGTATGATTGGCCTTTAACTTACAAAGGTTCACAATGGTATATCAAGAGAAACAATAACGGAAACAAATCAAGTAATTTCTTTCAACAAGAAAACAGATGGTCAGTAGATGGAACGATTTCACCTGGCCCATTACGAACTTGGGGTGAAGAGAAATTTATGACTTCATTAATGGGTGCGGCCTATACTTTGAAAATGGAGAAGATTGACAAATCTACATTGAGAACTATGTTAGGGTTGAGAAAATACATTTGTAGTCAATTTAAACCCAACGCAGCCAAGGCTCTATATGATTACTTTAATGTCAAGAACGTATTGGATTTCTCTGCAGGTTGGGGTGATAGGTTGGCTGGTTTTTATGCCAGTATGAATACAGAACTATATGTTGGAGTTGATCCACGTGTGGAGAATCATCCTATATATGAAGAACAAGCTCGATATTATGATAATCATTTAACTTTCTTTGAAACCAAAAAGAAAACTGCATTCCATTGTGATGCCGCCGAGGACTTTAATTTTGACCAATATGAAGATACCTTTGATATCATCTTCACTTCACCACCTTATTTTAATGTGGAGAGATATAGTTACGATGATACACAAAGTTGGGTAAGATATAAAGACATAGATAGTTGGAATAGTCAGTTCTTACATAAGGCGATAGACAATATGTGGCCCACCTTAAAAAGTGGTGGTAAACTATGTATTAATATATCTGATGTAAATGCTGGTTCAAAGGGTGGTAAGAAGTGGCAACAAATATGTGATCCTATGAATGATTTTATTGAAGAATACGGAGATTCAGATTACTTGGGTTGTATAGGTATGGAGATGGCATCAAGACCAAATTGTATTGGTGTTGGAAATGCCGTAGAGTCGGGCGAGAGTAATAGAGAGCCGGAAATGATAAAAAGGTTTGATGGTAAGTTCTGTGAACCTATATGGATATGGGAAAAGAAATAAATAATTTGTATTTTCTTACGTAAGAAATATAATGTTAAATATATGAATTCATATTTATAGGTATGAACGGACAAGATAAAAAAGATTTAAATGTCATTTTGGAGCAGATGAAACAAGCCGACAAAGATAGAGAACAAATGCATGTAGATATCAAATTTATTAAAGAAAATATGTTCAATCCACACGAAGGACTATGGGCCGAAACAAAACTCAATAGTCAATTCAGAGAAAATACAACTAAATGGCGTGGTGTCATTGGTGTAGGTTTCATAGGTCTAATCATAGACAAATTCTGGTCAGTATTTAATTAAAGAAAACGCTTGACTTTATCATTTTTTCTTTGTATATTCATATATGAGAAAAAGGGAAAAAACGATGACTTGTCAAAAATGTAAAAAAATCAAGGCAGTAGTTAATCACAAAGGTGGTCATTATTGTACTTGGTATTGTGCTAAAAAAAGTTGAAAATAATCAAAATAATGCTTGACTCGTATAGGTTTTTATCGTTATATTTAGGTGAAATGGGAAACAAAGGAAAAATAAATGAGTAAATATTCAGATTTTTGGTTTGATAGACAAACTGAAGTCAATGACTTTCTTGCCACTATAGGTAATGATGATGATGCTTATGAAAAACCAAAACCCAAAAAAGATCATATGGGTTTGGCTGGTCATAAAAGAGCAATTGGAAACTTTGTTCGTATCGTAAGTGGGGAAAATATCCCTGTTAGATTTATGACTCGTGGAGATTCATTCACAGATGGTAAATCAGTTACCATTAGTTCTAACATCAATGAGAAAAACTTTGACCACGTTGTTGGTCTGGCTCTTCACGAAGGTTCTCACATCGCTTATAGTGATTTTGAAGTATTCAAAGAAGTGAGAAATCTAACTAAAATACGTAATTGGGATTTAACTTCCCATCCTGAAAGAATGGAATTTCTTCGTGGAATGATTAACTATATTGAAGATAGAAGAGTTGATACTCTCGTGTTCAAGTCATCACCTGGATATAAAGGTTATTATCACACTTTGTATTCCAAGTACTTCAATAATAAGAAAATCGGTAAAGGATTGAAATCCACGATGTATCGTGAACTTGATTTTGAATCTTATATGTTCAGAATTATTAACTTCACTAATGAAGGTACTGATTTAAATGCTCTTCCAAGACTATTGGACATCTATCGTTTGGTGGATATGAAAAACATCTCAAGACTAAAATCTACTGATGATGTCATTAAAGTGGCAAAGTCTATTTGTGATGTTGTTTTCAAACTTGTGGATGAAAATAAAGGTGATGGAAAACCTGAAAATGGTGAAGGTGAAGAAGATTCTGAAGGTGAAGAAGAAAATGGTAGTTCATCAAATAATGGTGGTAATGGAACTGAAGTAGATAGTGGTGATAAAGAAATGACTCCAGAAGATGGAGAAGCTACTGAAGGTGAAGAAATATCAGATTCCATGAAGAAATCCATTGAAAATCTTTTTAAGAAAGAAAAAGAATTACTTGAAGGTAAGACACCAAAAACTAAGATGACTAAAAATGACAAGAAGATTGTTGATGCTCTTGGAAATAGTAATTCAGAGTTAGTTGAAGTCGGTGGTACTGAAGGTCTTAGTAAAACTAAAGTAGTGGTTGTTCCTGACTTAACTCAGGCTTTGATTGATTCAAAAGCTTTTCACTTTCTTCATCATTATTCTTATAGTTATCGTTCAAGTGACAAAGAAGAAGCAATTGCTGATGGACTTCGTTTGGGTGCCATCTTGGGTAAAAAACTCAAAGTTCGTGGTGAAGAGAAAGATTTGATTTACACTCGTCAGACAAGTGGTAAAATCAATAAGAGATTGATTGCCGAGTTAGGGTTTGATAATGGTAATGTCTTTAGTCAAGTCTTTACTGAAAGATATAACAAAGCTAACCTACATATTTCGATTGACGCGAGTGGTAGTATGAGTGGTAATAAATTATCTAAATCAATCACTTCAGCCGTTGCGATGGTCAAGGCGGCTGAGATGGCTGGAAACATTCACGTGGTGGTTAGTTTCCGTTGGACTCAAGATGACAAACCAGTAGTTATCATTTGTTATGATTCTCGGAAAGATAAGATAGCCAAGATAAAGAAATTATGGAAATACATCAATGCCGGTGGTACTACACCAGAGTCACTTTGTTATGAGGCTT